ATACGCTGATACAGATAAGGAATATCGAAGCCATCTACGTTCCAGCCAGTCACGATATCCGCATCAAGCTCACGCCACTTGCGAATAAACTTCATCAGCATTTCTTTTTCTGAAGTGCACTCGACGTACACGATGTCTTCGTTGTGCGGGATGAATCCTTTGAGTGCCCAAGAATAGTAAGTGATGCCATCGCTGATAGTGATAGCAGTTACAGCTTTGTCAGCTGTCTTTAGATTAGGGAAGCCACCGCGCGAATCAGTTTCGATATCGAGATAAGTCACACGAAGTGCTTTTACATCAAAGTCCATTTCGCCTGGATACTCATCGTTGATGTAAACATATGGCCAACGATTCATGCCATAGTATTCGAATGACGAGATGTCCTTGTATTGTTTTGCAAAGTCACGCGCTTCGCCGATAGAGTCAAACTGAATCTTGTCAACCTGCTTGCCATCTAGCGTTTTGTACTGACTAGGTTGCTTGGTAGGAACGAACAGATAAGGTTTGTATGCAATGCGACGCTGGACTCGTTTGCCATTTTCATAGCCACGAACCAGCAGGTCGTTTCTTCGTTGTTCAACAGACGTGTAGAACTTCATCAATACTTCTGCCCTTCGAACCACTTGGTCGGGCGATCGTCTAGGTGAGCGAGTTCTGGGTTTTGTTCAATTAGATTCAAGAGTTGTTCCATCATCATTAGATTACATACAGCGTGACCGATGTGTCGTGCTTTCGATTCATGGTCGATATCGTCGCCCATCTCAATCGCAGCAAGATGCCGTTTGACACAGCCGATGTATTGACTCATCGGTCCACCTTTCGCCCAGTTCCATGGCGCATACTTGTTAGCACCATAAGCAAAAACATCGGCGGTTGATTTAAGAAGATGGGTTGGTACTAGGTCGTACCGAGTTTTATTTGCATTGTAGCGAGCGCATGTGCCAAATTCTTCTGACTCAAGGTCGCCCTGTGCTGGCTTTTCTTTCTTACTCATAATCTCTCCAAAGTTGGAGTGGGCATTGCACCCACTCCAATATCATACTATAAAATCGCGAATTAGTAAAATTATTTACCGATTGATGTCAACCAAGCAACAACTTTTTGTAGCCATGTTGGTTGTTTATCTTCAGCCCAGACAAACGACGCTGGTTCTGGTTGCTTTGCGTTTTCGCGGAAGAAAGGCAGTTCAGGTTGTACTGCTTCTGGTTTTGCTTTTTCAGCAGTTTTAGCAGAAGCAAGATTGCCATCTACTTTGACTTTCTTCTCACCTTTAGCAGCAATTGCTTGGACGCGAGATTTCTTAGAAGGATAGTATCGCTTCTTTTTCTTCTTTGGAGTAATAGCATCTGCAACAATTTTTGCTGCTTGTGCTTTATTCGTTGGTTTCTTTTCCATTATTATCACCTTGTACAATTGTAATTAAATCGGGATCAAAATAGTTTTGTCCTTTTAAGACTTTACCATCCTCCCTGTATATTGGCTTCCCGTCCAATCCTAGCTTAGACATGTTAGAACGATGTACTTCGTTAAAACATTTATCTAAGTCAATACCAAATGCGTGACCTGCACCATACACCACGTATAGCAAATCGGTCAGCGCATCAGCAACTTCGACAATATCCTTGTCACGAATTGCTTCCTTCAATTCGCCCAGTTCCTCTGCAATCAATTCAACTCTCAGTTTGCAGATATCTTTCGATGGGAACTCAGCTTGATACTTAACTTCTTGACCAAAGGTATGCATAAACACACCGACATCTTCAAAGTTACTCAGCTGTTCTTTTCTTCCATTATAAAATTTGTCAGTCATATTAAAACTTCTTTCCAATTTTGTATTTGCTAATCAATTCCCACTCATGTTTTTCTTTGTGAGGAATCACCTTAATGAATTTCATTGGAGCTTGGTTTTCTTCGCTCAACTTAGGATTCACTAATTCAATTAAACCCCAGTCAGCCAACAAGTTCGCAATAGTATTTCTACGCGCAAGATCTTCATCATCTAGTGATGATGGCTTTCCGTCTAATGCGAAAAGTTCTTTGAAATGCACGATGTAATACTTACCACGCTTATGTAGTATATGGCATGACTGATACAAGGTTTTGTTTTTCTCTGAAGCCACGCCAACTCTGGTTAATGTTTCTTTAACTTTTAGAAAATCATCTTCCTGATGTAGCTTCACTTCGATAAAAGTATCTAATGAAGTCATTTTGTATTCCCACCTTTTTGTAATTTTTGTAATATAAGGTCAATCTGCGCGGTGGTTAATACTGTAGAGATATCTTTTGCTTTTTGAGCACTGCAACCATAATATTCGGCGAGTTGCATGACAATTTCATCCTTACTAGCTTTAGCCCACTTCGAAAATCGTTTGTTCTTACGAATACTATTTAGTAAATATTCATATTGAAGCAGACCATCCAGCTCTGGGCGCATGTTCATGTCATTTGCGTACATGATGGTGTCAGGGAAGTAGGAAAGACCTCGATTGGTTAGAAACGCATTATACTGCTTCTCGGCTAGTTCTGGGTTCTCGGTGTCGCGAATCAGATTCTTTTTAGTATAGGTTATGCTGTTGGTGTAATCGAATGGATTTGACATGTTACACCCACTCAGCTTCGACCATAACTTCAGTTAGGAACGCGACCGTATTGATTTCTTGGTCGGCAACGAACGCTGACTGATACTGATAGCGACCTAGTAACAGAACCAGTTGCGGGATGCTGTTTGGCTTCATATAGGTGGAAGCCATGTCATAGAACTTACGGAAGAATGCAGTTGGCTCGGTGTCTAGGTTTTCGGAAACCCACTTGCGCATATCATTGAACCGCTTGTTCTTCAGCAAGTCAACAAGACCTTTGAAGTTTTCTTCGCCGAGATTAGCGAGGATACCGCTGTCGATTTTACCTGTAACACTATAACGCTGAAGTTCGTTTAGAACTCGACGCCAGTCTGGGAAGTGCTTGGTTACGACTTCGGCAACAACAGCCTTGTCAAATTCGATTTCTTCTTGCTCTAGGATGCCACAAGCACGCTTATGGAACTGAGCTGCCAGTTTCGGCTTCTGGCTGGAAGGAATCTTGAATTCAATTACTGAACAACGTGAATGTAGCGGTTCAATGATACGATTCTTGAAGTTACAGGTCAGAATGAATCCGCAGTTCTTAGAGAACTCTTCCATGAAGTTGCGAAGAGCTGGCTGAGTTGACTGCGCATTTAGATAGTCTGCCTCATCGAGGATAACCATCTTGCGAGTACCTGTAAACGAAATAGTAGAAGCGAAGTTCTTAATCTCGGTGCGTAGAGTATCGATACCACCGTTCATAGAACCATTGATTTCGATATAGTCAAGTCCGAGTTCTTCACACATCGCACGAGCGACGGTGGTTTTACCAGTTCCTTGCGAACCAGTTAGTAACAGGTTAGGGATGCTACCCTGCTTTACAAACTCCGAGAAAGTCGACTTCAGACTTTCTGGCAGAATGCAATCTTCAATCTTGTGCGGGCGATACTTCTCTACCCATAGAAAGTCGTCTTTCATCATAATATAATTCCTTCATCATATAATCCTCTTGTATGGTTTTTCGTGAATCCATACAGTGGCAATCCATTTAATTGCTCCATTAGTTGGTGGTTCGCCAACGTGGAGTGTTTTCATATTTGTTTCTTCGTCTTTGTAATCATATCTAAAGTATGATGCTCTGCCACAAACAGGCTTTACTGAATAGTTTAATTTCGGAAAGGAAGTTAAACCGCCAGATAAAACATCATTTAAGTAAATGATTACAGTCGCAACTCGAATGTTGGTGGATAGAGTGTTGAAGTCTACATGTTTCTTGTATTCTTCACCCGATTCATATTTAATGATAGAGATCGGTTCGCAATACTCTAAACCAACATTTGCTACTTTGGTAACAGCTTCAAGTAAGGACACAGTAGCATGGCTATGCGTATGCGATAGCCATGTACTCTTGCTTGTACGATATCCAGATTCACCGCCCGATATCTTAGAAGGCTCCAACAATGGAGTTGCTTCATTTATGATATCTTGACAAACTTCCTTAGTCAGGAAATTGTCAACTACTTTGATGAGTGGGCGATCGTTTAGAATCATTGACCGTATTTTGAGCTGCTTTCTGTTGCGATGAAGTATTCAAGTCCAGCCTTTTCGTTGGCGAACTTACCCATACCCTTCGACGAGATGGATACTTTATAGTCACCGCTGATTAGTTTTAAGTTCTCAGACTTGAATACCATGCGGAACTTTGCTTCGTTGGTAACAGCAACGTCAACGTGATATTCGTTAGAAGTATCGTTCTTGACGTTGGTAGCAACCAGCTTGGTCTGGGTTGAACCATCAGAAACAACAGCGATTTCTGGAGCCTGAAGGACGCTCGCAGCTTTCAACACTTCGCTGATGTTAGAGGCAGATGCATCAAACACAACTTCTTCGGTAGGAAGTTGTAGCTTCTTCTCAGGAGCAGCAAGAATCATGCTTGGCTCAGCGAACCAATACTTGATGCTACGCTTAC